ATAGCGCATGCAGTAGATAGTTGGAGAATCTTTCCACGTTTATTCTTAGGGGTTTATATTTTCTTGCTCTACTATGCAACAATGTGGTTTATGGAATTACCAGACCCTTCTATAGCCCAATCTGGGCTTATTGCAACAATTGTAGGTGCGGGTGCAGCATGGTTTGGGTTATATACAGGGACAGGAAAAGACAAAAAATAAAATGGGTATAGAAATAAGTCGTAAAGATATAACTTGTAATAATTTACTAGAACTTGAGTCTGAGGCAAGGTTTCTTAAACTACCAGTAGATCCATATTTGGACTTACTCGGCGTTATACCACTTGCATCGCAGGTGGCCATTATAAATGCGATTAATAATCCAAAATATCGTTTTGTGTGTGCGGCGGTATCTAGGAGACAGGGTAAAACCTATATCGCAAATATTATAGGGCAATTAGTTTCGCTAGTTCCCAACTCAAACATTCTCATAATGTCTCCTAACTATGCCTTGTCTCAGATCTCTTTTGATTTGCAAAGAAATCTGATAAAGCACTTTGATTTAGAAGTAGCGAAAGACAATGCGAAAGATAAAGTTATAGAGTTATCAAACGGGTCTACTATACGTATGGGGTCAGTTAATCAAGTTGATTCTTGTGTAGGTAGGTCTTACGATTTAATTATTTTTGATGAAGCAGCTCTTGCAGACGGTCGAGACGCTTTCAATGTAGCTTTAAGACCTACACTAGATAAAGATAATTCAAAAGCTTTATTTATATCAACACCACGAGGAAAGGGTAACTGGTTCGCAGAATTCTGGTATAGAGGTTTTAAAAAAGAGTTCCCTGAGTGGGCTTCTATTCGAGCAACTTATAGAGATAATCCTCGTATGTCTGAAAGTGATATTGAGGAAGCCAGGAATTCTACCTCTGAAGCTGAGTTTAAACAAGAATATGAAGCTGACTTTAATGTTTATGAAGGACAGATATGGAATTTTAACAGAGAGGAGTGCTTAGCCAACCTCAGCGAGTTAGATACTTCAAAAATGGATATATTTGCAGGGTTGGACGTAGGTTATAGAGACCCTACAGCTTTTTGTGTAATTGGATATGATTGGGATGAAGAAAAATTTTATTTATTAGATGAATACTTAGATGCAGAGCAGACAACAGAGACGCATGCACGAAAACTTCAGCAACTAATTGATAAGTGGGATATTGATTATATTTATATCGACTCCGCTGCACAGCAAACCCGCTTTGACTTTGCACAAAACTACGATATTTCAACTATTAACGCAAAGAAGTCCCTTTTAGATGGTATAGCCCAGGTTGCTACAATAATAGATAATAAGAAATTACTTGTTGGACAGGATTGTACGCATACCATAAATGCTTTAGACCATTACCAATGGGATCCTAATCCAAACCTTATAAAAGAGAAACCAAAGCATAATAACGCATCACATATGGCAGATGCATTAAGATATGCACTGTATTCGTTTGAGACTGTGGCAACAAGTTTTTAAGACACCTACTCAAAAATAATTATTGACATAATATCTTAAACTGGATATAATTCTTTAGATAAAAATAAAGGAATTGTAGCAAAATGCCCAAACTAAAACGAGATGTTATAAAGTATGTACGAGACAGGGCAAAATCTAAGTATGAGAAGGGACTGGCTTGTGAGATTTGTGATAAAACAGAGCAGCTCGATTTTCACCACTTTTACAGTTTAACACCATTATTAAATCAATGGCTGACAAAGAACAAACATAATCCGGAGTATATACAAGCACTTCGAGATGATTTTATAGAAGAGCATCATGCTGAGCTTTATGATTATACTGCGACTCTATGTCATGCACATCATGTACAACTACATAAAGTATATGGTAGAGATCCAGGATTAGGAACTGCAAAAAAACAGATGCGCTGGGTTGAGATTCAAAGGGAAAAACATGGCATGGTATGATAGATTTCTTGGTAGAGAAGAAGAGGCTTTAGAAAAACTAAATCCTATTCAGCAATACTTTGGAGCCAGCGCACAGGGTTCTCGCGAGTATACTCAGAGCTATGAAAAGTATTACGAGACTTTAGAGATTGTTAATCGTGCAGTAAATATAGTTGTTGATGATGCTGCAGAGATTTCTGCAGTAGTACAATCTATTAGTAGGACAGGAGTTGTAAAAGGGATAAAAAGAGTAAAAGTAGATAAGCTTATAAATGAAGAGCCTAACTTATTTCAAGATATTAACTCTTTTAAACGTAACTTAATTACTGATTATATTCTAGACGGTAATATTTTTATTTATTATGATGGCGCACATCTTTATCATATCCCTGCTTCTCAGGTATCTATCAAGGTAGATGCTAAAACTTATATTGAAAAATATACTTATAATGAAGTAGATTATTCCCCTAATGAAATTATTCATGTAAAAGAAAACTCTTTTCATGATATGTATAGAGGAGTATCTAGATTGAAGCCCGCAATACGAACCATGCAACTTATGGCAAGTATGAGACAGTTTCAAGATAACTTTTTTAAGAACGGAGCAGTTCCGGGTCTTGTACTTAAAAGCCCTAATACTTTGTCCGAGAAGATTAAAGAAAGAATGATTCAATCTTGGACGGCTCGTTATAGACCAGATGCTGGAGGAAGACGTCCTCTTGTTTTAGATGGTGGTATAGAGATTGATAAAATTTCAAATGTAAACTTTAAAGACTTAGACTTTCAGACTTCTATAGCTGACAATGAAAAGATTATTTTAAAAGCAATAGGAGTTCCTCCAATATTATTGGACTCTGGAAATAATGCCAATATTCGTCCTAATATGAGGATGTACTATTTGGAAACTATACTTCCTATAGTAAGAAAAATGAATTTTGCATTAACTAGGTTTTTTGGGTTCAATATTGAAGAAAATATCACAAATATCCCTGCTTTACAGCCGGAGTTACGAGATCAGTCTCAATATTATTCTGCTCTAGTAAATGGCGGAATTATCAGTCCTAATGAGGCAAGAGACCAGCTTGGTTTTGAACCAGTAGAAGGGTATGATGATTTACGGGTTCCTGCAAATATAGCAGGCAGTGCAGTAAATCCAGATGAGGGCGGAAGGCCTGTTGAAGAGGATGAAAATGGCGAAGAAGAGTGAGAAAAAACAGTTACATGAAAGATTAAAGCATACAGCTTTAAAACGTTTGGCAATTACTTCTGTTAAACAAGGATACCTTATAAGCAAAGAAGAGGCAGTTAAAACCAAAGGGTTTGAAGAGTCTTATCTGGATGATGAGGTTTGGACTAGTTCTTGGGATTTGATTATAAAGCAACTAAAAGGTCTTTTTCCAGAAACCGCAGCTTTAGCATCAAAAGTAATACCAAAAGTAATACCAAAAGTAGCCCCTGAAAAGGGAAATTTAGGAGGAGATAATGGAAAAAATATTTAATCTCACCTCAACTTTTAAGTCTAATACTGAAGAAGATGGTAGTGTTAAAATCCGAGGTATGGCAAGTACTACTGATTTTGATCGCGCGGGTGATTCTATTTCAGCAGATGCATGGACTAAAGGTGGATTGAACAACTTTGAGAAAAACCCTATAATTCTTTTTAATCATAACTATGATAGACCTATTGGAAGAGCCACAAGTGTGAAGGCTACTGAAAATGGTTTAGAACTTACTGCAAAAATTAGTCGAGCGGCTAAAGATGTAGTAGATTTGGTTAAAGACGGTGTCCTTGGAGCCTTTTCTGTTGGTTTTCGAGTCAAGGATGCTGATTACGTAGAGGAAACCGACGGAATAAGAATAAAGGACGCTGAATTGTTTGAGGTATCAGTAGTATCTATACCTTGTAACCAAGCAGCTACTTTTTCACTGGCGAAGTCCTTCGACTCTGTTAAAGAGTATGAAGATTTTAAGAAAACTTTCACTAATAGTGACGGGGCGCAAGTCCAAAAGGAGATACATATGTCTGAAGAGACAACTCAACCCGTTGACTTGGAAGCTTTTGCTAAAAAGGTAGCTGAGGAAACTGCTGCTAAAATTGCAATGAAGCAAGCCGAGCAAAAAGCAGCCGATGAGGCTGTACAAAAAGAGGCTGAAATTAAAGCTTCTCAAGAAGCTGAAAACCAAATTCAGCAAGAAGAAGAAGTCAAACAGGCTATTGAATCTGGTGTAGAATCAGGTGCAACCCGTTTGGCGGAAGATATGCAGAAAGAATTCGAAGCTGCAAAGCAAGAAGAAATTTCTGAGCTTGTTAATAAATACGAAAGCCAAGTTAAAGAAAAAGCTGAAGAGCTTGAAGCTATGCGCAATCGTAAGTATGAGTTCTCTACAAAGTCTAATGAAGATTTTGGTAAAGAGGCACTCGAAGCCAAAGTACTTGGTGCCATCACACGTAAAGGATGGGATACCAAACAAGGTAAAACCGTTATAGAAAAAGCAGGCGTGGATTTTGGTAGTCAGACTACATCTGGTAATCTTGATATTACTGTAACCCAAGCTTTCGAAACAGAAGTTGCGCTTGAAACTAAGCTTCTACCTTTGTTCCGTGAAATTGCTGTTTCTTCTGGAGCTACAGTAATGCCTTTCGCTGCGGATGTTAATGCTGCAACTTTCGGCAATGCTTTTAGTGTTGATGAAGCTGACCAGCGTATTGATAACGGCGGAACTAATGGTCAGTATGACATTACAAATAACGTATTGAATACTGAGCGTCTTGCTGCAGGTACTTACATTGATAATGATGTGGACGAAACTTCTTTGGTTTCTTTCCTTCCAATGATTACTTCAGCTCTTGCTCGTTCTCATGCTATAGCAACTGATAAGGCAATTCTTTACGGTACGTCTGGTGTAACAGCCGGTATCGCAGGGGGTAACGGTTCTGATAAAGGTACTGGCTTAAGAGCTGGAACTTCAGCTACAACTGCTCAACTTGATGGTTCTACTGCATTTGCAGCTAGTATGCTTGAAGTTGGTCGTGCTGCTATGGGCAAATATGCTGTTAATCCAGCTGATATTGTTTATGTTGTTACTATCGATGCATACTATGATTTGCTTGCAGAAGATGGCGACTTCCGAACTATAGATAAAGCTGGTTCTGATATTGCTGCTAACATTAATGGTCAAATGGGTACCGTCTTTGGTTCTCCCGTTATTGTTTCTGCGGAACTTGCTCCTGCTGATGCAGGCACTGTTGCTTGTGTTATTAACACAGGTCGCTTTGTTGTTGGACGTCTGCGTGGCGTTAGTATCGAAACTGATTACGAAGTTGGTAAGCAACGCAACGTTTTGGTTGCTAGTCAAGCTCTGGGATTTAAAGCTCTTGAAACCACCAATGGTGCTCATGCTTTAACGCTTTTAGCTAACTAATAATTACTTTTTAGTAATTTTATTAACTCGGGGGAGGTTTTCCTCCCCCAAGTTTTTATTAATTAATTTATGGCAGACTTAATAACATTACAAGATTATAAAGATGCTCAGGGTTTATCTAATCCAAAAGAGGATTTAAAGATAAATTCTATAATTCCGTCCGTTAGTCAATTAATAAAAACTTATTGTGGAAATAGCTTTGTAGACTTTTATAGCTCTGCAAAAACTGAGACATTTACTGTTAATTGGAACACTCATATAGTCCAATTAACAGAGAGTCCAATTAACGCTATAACAAGTGTTCAGGAACGAGACTCTTATAGTAGTGCATATACTACTCTTACTACTGGAGCTTATGAGTACTACTTAAATACTAGTACTGATAGTATTTTACGCACAAATTCAGCGGGCTATCAAAACTGGCCTCAGGGAGTGGATGCGGTCAAAGTAGTATATACAGCAGGGTGGAGTGCAGTACCTGCCGATCTGAAACTAGCAGTAATTGATTTAATTACTTACTATTTAAAAGATGAGCATAAAGAAAGACGAGCTATCGCAGGAGCAAGTATACAAAATGCTAGCAGCTCAAGCCAGTCTAATAATGTGGCGTTTCCAGACCACATTAAACGAGTATTAGACTTGTATAAGAACTTTTAATGAGTAGTCAATCTCTGTTAAAATTTTTGAAAAAATTGGACAAAGAGCTGAAGGGAGGGTCCTTAAAAAATGTTTCAAAAAATAATCCTGCTTCTGAAGCGTATAGAACCCAGAAAGGTAATAAGAAGACAAGTACTTTAACTTATACTCCAAGAGGAATTACAGAAGCGTTAAAGTACTTGCCTGCTACTGTTCCAGAAGACTTTACAGAAGCATATGATACAAAAGTGGATAAATTAACCGAAGATATTAGAACATTATTTAAAGAAAAAGCAAAAGAGATAAATACGAAAAATCCAGGGGACGCTGTAGTAAGAGGAAATAAATTTTCTGTCTCTATAATGATTGTAAAAAGAGGTGCC